AAACACCAGTTAAACCTCCACGAGTAGAAGCATCATTTAAGTATTTCCAGTCAGTTTTGTAGAAGTCATAAGAACCTCTTCTGAATCCAGAGAAACCTAAATTTAAAGCCATTTCCTCAGAGTTTTCGAATAAACCAAAAGCAGTACCTCCAGCGAATCCACCAGAAATAGAAGCTAGCATATCATCGAAATCTAAAGACGTTTGTCTTTGTAAGAATAACATGTTCTCTTCAATTGCTCCTTGAGTATCTAAGTTCTTTAAGATAGCATCAAATTCATCTAATCCAGCAGCAGCAGTAAATCCTACTTCTACGTTTCCACGAGTTTGAATTGCAGCAAATAAACCTTGTGTTCCTGGGTTTGAAGCAGCTGTAGCAGCAGTTTGATTGTACTCACCTTCTACCATACTCATCTCTAAGTAATCTTCAAAACGTAATCTTGTTTCAGATTCAGCTTTTAGATACCATAAATATCCAGACGTTCCATCTTCAGTAGCAACTTCTACCCATCCAATTTGTGCCATGTCAGAACCAGATACAACGTATTGATTTCTTAAAATGATAGGAGAGTTAGAATATTGTGTGAATGAAGGCGTTACAGATACTCTTGGTTGAGTTCCAGCAGCAACAGTACCTCCGTTAACCATGCTTGTTCCTTTTGCATAATCAGAACCGTATACAAATACTTTAAGTACGTTTCCAGCAGATAAACCAGCAGCAGCAAGTGTTGCTCCGCTATAAGGCTGAATAGTAATGTTTGCAGCAGTTACAGCAGTAACGATACCTTTTGACTCATTACCAGTTAAAGGATCTAGTACAACTACTGTATCATTTACAGATATAACGTTAACTACACCAGCAACTGCTAATGGATTTAAGGTAAGCGCTTGAGCAGTTCCAGCAACAGCACCTAATGCACAGTTGTCATAAGATATGTGTAATCTATTTTGTTCAGACCAAATTACTTGATCAGACGTCATTGGCATTTCAGCTCCAACCATACGTAAGAATCCACCTAAAGTTCTGTTTCCATAACGCTCTACTTCTTGTTCGTAGATTTCAGGTAAATATTGTTGTGCAAAATCATTTGCACCACCGTTAAATTGTAGATAGTTGCTCTGCAAAGGTTGCTGAACTTGTGATGGGACTATCGACCCAAATTGAGGACTTAAACTCATAATTTTTGTTTTTTAGTTAAATTTTTCTTTTTTTAATACTTAATTTTGAAGAATCATAACCACTAATTGCTTTAACTTTGAAGCCATTTATAAAACCATTATCACCGCTTCCAGTGGTTCTAGCTTTATTTGTTATGTTTTTAGATTTACCAATTACGTCGCGAACGGCATCAGCTTTTCCTTGTTCATAAAAATGGTTTACAATAGCATCTGCATTAGAAGCCATATATAGAGCTTTATGATAACCTTTAGTATCTACTACACTTCCTTTCTTGTCTAAAAACTTTTCTACAAAATTGTTAATGTTAGATTGATCACTTGCAACTTTACTCGCGTCTTGAACACCGTACCTAAATTTCTTACCACTGACATCGAAATCAAAACCTTTGAATTCATCAGAGAAGTATTTATTGGTACTAGTCTTAAAGTCTAGATGTTGCTTTTCGGCAGTCTCTTGCTCTTTATTAAATCTGTTGAAAAAATCTGTAGCCTTTTGCTGCTCTTGAGTAACGCCCGATCTCAACTTGATCTCGTCGTAATATTTACTCTTCGTGCTTTCTAAAAAGTTTTTAGCTTTTGCAACTTCTTCTTTTAACGCAATCTTCTTTTTGCGTATATCTCTATCCTCATCAATATCTTCATCGTATTCATAATCTTCTAAAATTAAGTCTACGTCTTCAGGTTCTAGATAAGGTTTTGTACTCTTATAATATTCTTTTAATAATTGATTCTCAGACACTTGAGAATAATCCGCGTTTAGTCTAACGTAATCTTGTACGTTTCCTCCAGTGTCTTCCATGAAGGCTATTAGTTTTTCAATGTTTTCAGGTAATTTTTTACCTAATATCTTTTCATCTCTAACAGCTTCTTGAGCTTCTTTTGTAACTTGTTTTATTTCCTTTACTTCTTCGTCGGTTACTTCTTGTAAAGCCTTAAACTTGGAAGGACCATCTTCAGCGGTGACGTCGTCTCCTTGTCCCACTTCTTGCAATCCCACTTCGGGCTGTTCTTTGAGTAACACAGGGCTCTCTGTTTCTTGCTTTTGAATGGCATCTTCTTTTGTTTTAGATTCGTCTTTAGGTATTGTTACCTTTATAACCTCAGGCGGCAATTCTACTAAAGGCTCTTTTATATTAACCTTAGTTATTGCATCATCGCTTTTTGATAATTGCTTTGGTTTTGTAGGTTTTGATTTTAATTTAAAATCACCTTCCTGTTTAACAGGTTCATTTGTTTTTACTTCTGACATAATATAATATAATTAAATAATTAAAATTCTAACTTGGGCCAAATTCATCTAAACCAAAACCGTCTAAACTGTCGTTTCCAGCTGACTCAAAGTTTTTTGGTAATAAATCGTTTTGTCTTTGATCTATAAGTTCGGATTGCTGAGTTCCTTGTATTTTTATTCTTTTATCTTTACGATCTTCTATTTGTTGTTCTTTTGCTCCTTCTGAATTAGCTTTTACCTGCGCTAATTGCATTTGGTAATTAAACTCTTCAGCCATAAGCTCTTTTTTTATTTGAGCCTCTGACTGCATTCGTTGTATTTCAAATTGAGATTTAGCTTGCTCTATACTTACTTTTTCAGCAGTTATAGCTTGTTGCTTTTGAACTTCATTCATAGCCGCTTGCTCTGCTTGTTGAGCGTTTGCCTGCGCTTGAGCTTGTATATTTGCTTGTTGAGCTTGTTGCTCTCTTTTTATTTTTTGGGTTTGTCTTAGTTTAAGGAATTGATTAGCTAGTTTTAAATTAGTTATCTGTCTTATATCTATAGCATCAGACAAAGCTATAGCTCCTGTTTGTAAAGCCATTTGAACATTTTGCTCTAGCAATTGTTTTTCTTGGTCTTCTGGCTCTAAAGCAAGATATATACCAAAATCATGTAACTGCAATTTCATTAGCTCTTCTAAAGTACCTACATTAAACGTGCTTATAGAATTTACTAAAGCATTTTTAGTTAAAGGGTTTTGAATTAAATCAGCTGTTTTTAAACTTATATTTTCACAAACTCTTAAAGTTATATATAACAATGAATCTAATAAATGTCTTGTAGCTACATTAGACGCGTTTACGGCTAGTTTTTGTAAACCTACTAAAGCGTCTTTATCTGGTTGACTACCATCTCTAGCTTCGTTCAATCCCGTTACGTCACGAATCATTTGTAAATAATACTGATACGTGCCTATAAGACTTTGTATTTTAGCTTGACCAGAAGAAGAATTTAATTCTTGTATAGGAACTTTACCAGCGTTCATTCCACCTTCTTGAGTAAGTGATCTACCTACTATAGAACCTGTTTGAAAATACATATTTAATGCTTCAGCCGGATTGTAGTTTGTTCCATTACCTAGATCTACTTCAGCTAAACCATCCATATCTAAAAACACACCGTCTGGTACTATTCTAGACATAACCTGTTGCAGTTTAAGATGTGTTAGTTGAATCATATCCGCAAAGCCAGTTATTCTGCTTACAATAGATTCTACGCGTCCCTTGTACATTCTAGGAGCAGATATGCAATAATTCATTTCTACTTTAGTTGTGTCTGCTGTAGGTCTTGTCATGTTCTCTGCAAGTTCCCATTGCAACATTTCATTACTACCTAATACTTTAGCGCCAGTATACAATACTTCTATTGTTCTTGCTACTCTTTCAAAATTATCATTAGGAGGAGGAGTAAAAGCGTCAGTTTTTTCAAGAGCTTTTTCCAAACCTTGATCTGTTTTCTTTATTTTAAAAACTTGATTCATGTACGTTTTATATTCAAAGTACATTATTTGAACCGTATTTTCATCGTAATTTCCCCAACCCTGTATATATTGTCTGTTTCCAGGCATTTGCTGTATTCTTAGCAATTCCTCTTCAGGTATATCAGGAAATTGTTTTTTAAGTTCTGGTATAGTTATTGATTTAACTTCACCTACGTAATATATATCTTCAAAATTAGGATCTTCTGTATAAGAATAAACCATATAAGCAGGATCAACATAATCAACTTTTATACCTTCAGTAATATCAAATCTAGTTTTAGATGCTGCTATTCCTAATATAGTTAAATCTGAAGCTAATCTTCTTTTTATTTGACTATATTTATTCGCTGCTAAAACATTGCTAATAACTTCTTCTTCAGCAATTTCTACAGCTTGCTTATATTTTAATTGCATATGAAGATCAAGTTCGTCTTGATTCTCTGGAAGTTCACCTATATTACCTGTAGATGAAAAATCCATTTCAAGTTCATTCTGCATGCTTTCTAAAGCTGCTCTCGTATCCATGTCTTTTTTTACTGCTTGAGCATAAGCTGTTTTCTTTTGAACTGAAAAAGGATCTTGAGCGTAAGTTGTTATGTCATAAGATTTATTTGACATTCCATTTACTACTATATCAACAAATTTAGATATAACTGGTACTGGCTTCCAGTCTAAATTTAGATAAGACAAATCACCATTTATAGATAACTCGTCTTTATATTTTTGAATACTTTGTTCTCCTCTAGCATACTGCCTTAGCATATGATAATTACTATAACTTTGTATGTACCTATTACCAGATCTACCGCCTTGAAACCATTCCTGCTCAATTGCATGCGCTACTGCGGATCCATATTCATAGCTTGATTTTTCTTCGTCGCTAACTACTTGGCTAGGAAATGAACTATTAGTATTAGTCTGTATTCTCATTTATTGTATCATTTTTGATGATGCTCCTTTGTTATTGTATTTCTTTATACCTAAATCTATACTTTTATATTCTTTTTTAGCTGAAGGTATGTATCTGTTTTTGTTACATGCCATTAATGCTAAACCAGAACTTATAGATGCATCATGCTTTGTTCTATTATTTATATTAAACCTCGCCCAATCTTCTAATGTACGTTGAAAATACATATCACCATAGCCATCAATAGTTTTACCAATGCTAGTATTTATGTAAGTTTCTATAGCCGCGGCGTGAGCTTGTTTAATGTCTTCGCTTGAGTTAGGTATACCGCCTATATCTCTTTCTGTAACTGATAATTTATTCCAAACCTTGTCTGGTCTATTCATAGAATAACCTCTATAACCTCTTCTTTTAAAATGATATAATAATCTAGGTTTGTTATTTTCACACAGTATAGGCATGCCATAAAACACGCAAGCCATTAATACGTCTTCAAAAAATATCTCTGCAGTTTGAGGTCTAGCTATATATTCTAAAAAGAAATGATTAGGAGGTACATCCTCCATACTAAACTTGGTTAAGCCATGTAAAGACCCATTAGATCCTCTTCCGTCAACTGTACCTGATATATCATAGCTGTCACAACCAAAAGCACCGGTGTGTTCGTTTGCTGGGTATTTACTCCCATTCTTTACTATTACACGATTTTGTAAATTAAAAGGTGGAACCCAAGATATTTTAAATCTACCATCTTTGTTTGGTATAAATATAACGCTTGAATCTATCTTACCATCCTGCCATTGAAAACTACCAGTAGTTATTATTGAAGTGTTTTTAAGATCTACATTATAATCTATCTGTTCGTATATTCTTGTTAAATTAAATAAAGACTCTTTAGCTTCATCTCTAAAAGCGTGTTCCTCTGTTCTAGGAAATTGTCTATAAAATTCATTTAAACCGTCTTGATCACTTTTTAATCCTTCAACTTCATTTTGCCAAAACTCTAATACACCTATCTTTATAGGATCTCCATATACATCTAGAACTTCTTTATCGGGCGTATCGAATACAGGAAACCCATAAGAATCAATGTATCCTTCGTAGTTCCACTCCATAGGAATGAACAGAGAATAGAGTCCTGAACTAGTCTGCCCGTTGGCGTTTCTCGTTGTAACGTCTGATCCATTATATAATTTCTTGAAGTTTTCACCACCTTTGTCCAAGGCGTTTGAGGTTGAACCCATCATACATTTACCAATAATTCTAGAACCTAATCTTAGCGTTGTTTTTGTAACCCTCCAGTTGTTAAGTATATTGTTTGGTCTTTCCCATTTGCCTGATTCATCATGGACAAGAAGCTTTAGTTTCTCTCCATCATAGGCGTTATCACCTGTGTTTTTCCAGTCAATCGTGGTGTCAAGACCTGTAAGAGTATCATCTCTTTCTGTAGTTTTGGTAATGCTTTTACGGGTAAGTTTTGAAGCGGGCACACGGTAGGCAAGTTCAGTTTTTGGACGGTCCATACCGTCTTGTATGGGTTTGAAAAAGAATGGGTAGTTAACGGAGATAGGAACGACTTTGTCTGTAAACATTTTCTTGGCATCGGCTCCAGATTTAGATAAAATTCCAAATCTTGCATCGACTGATATTGTAGCCATGTTGACCGTTTCTCCAGATGCCATAAATGAAAATCCACTACGTCTGTTTTTGAGATACGACATGCCATAACATCTTGAATCTGCTTTACAAGCTTCCCAGAAGATATAAAATAATCTGTTTGACTCTCTAAAGTCTGGGTTCCCAACATCAATCTTGGACCATTGCAAGTACATGTAATGAGTACCAGTGATATAAGTAGGACCGGTTTTGTTATAAAACCAAAAACCTTCTTCACGTTTCTTAAACTCTTCATCAATATAGTCATACCATTCTGTTTTAAAGTTATCAGAGTAATTTTTCCAATCAAAAATGGTTTCAATTCTTTTTAATTCTTTTGGGTATTCTTGAATAACCCATTTATCACCTT